GAAGAAAACACTTTATGAACTCAACTTCAATCGAGTCTCAATATGGTTCACTAGAATCAGAAAGAAGACCATTCTTAGATAGGGCTAGACAAGCCTCTAAGTTGACCCTCCCCTACGTAATGCCGGAGGATGGTCATAATTCTCACTCTCGTCTAGAGACACCTTTTCAGGGCATTGGAGCAAGAGGGGTCAACAATTTAGCATCCAAGTTACTACTAGCCTTATTGGCTCCTAATGCCCCCTTTTTCCGACTCAATTTTGATGAACCTAAGCTTCGACAAGAAGGAGCTACTCAAGAGATTATTTCTGAAATGGAAGTGGCTCTTCAACGTGTTGAGGAGTCTGTCATGGAAGAGATTAGCAGACAGTCTTATCGCGTAGGAGTCCACGAACTACTGAAGCATCTAATCGTCACAGGTAACTCTCTTTGCTATATCCCTGAAGAAGGTGGTATGCGTGTGTTCCACCTAGACCGTTTTGTCATCAAACGCGACCCTATGGGTAACCCTGTTAAGATAATCACCAAAGAGACTCTTGACTACAATACTCTTTCAGATGAACTCAAACAAGCTGCTGGTTACCTAGAAGGAGAAGCTTTTGGTCGTGAATGTGACTTGTTCACCTGTGTCGAGCTTAAAGATGGCGACTGGATGGTAAGACAGGAGATTAAGGGTAACATCGTTGAGGGTTCTGTAGGCATCTACAAGAAAGAAAAACTACCTTACATCCCCCTTAGATTCTCTAAAATTGATGGAGAAGACTATGGCAGGGGATATGTAGAGGAATACCTTGGTGACCTTATTAGTCTGGAGACGCTTACTCAAGCTATTGTGGAAGGCTCAGCCGCTGCTGCTAAGGTGTTGTTTCTTGTTAATCCAAACGGAACTACAAGAGCAAAAACGCTAGCTGAAAGCCCTAACGGAGCAATCACACAGGGCAACGCTAACGATGTCTCTGTTCTTCAGTTAAACAAAGCAGCGGACTTCAGTATTGCTGCTCAAACAGCGAACACAATCAAAGAGCGCTTAGGACAGGCTTTCTTGCTTACGTCAGGCGTAGTGCGCCAAGCTGAGCGTGTAACCGCTGAGGAGATTAGGATGCTAACTATGGAGCTTGAGTCTGCCCTTGGTGGTCTCTACTCGCTTCTTAGTAACGAGCTTCAGCTTCCTATGGTCAACCGGGTCATGGACATCATGGCCAAAAAGAAGCGAATGCCTAAGCTTCCTAAGGACTTAGTTAAGCCTGTAATCATCACAGGCGTTGAAGCGCTTGGTCGTGGTAATGACCTTCAGAAATTAGATTTGTTCTTGGCCGGGGCTGCACAAGTTGTAGGACCACAAGCCTTAGGTCAGTTTGTTAATGTTGAAGAATACTTTAAGCGCAGGGCTACTAGCCTTGGAATTAAGACTAGAGGTCTTATCAAGACGCAAGAAGAGATTCAACAACAAGCACAACAATCTCAGATGATGTCCATGGCAGAAAAAGCCGCGCCTCAGGGTGTTGCAGCTTTGGGTAACATCGCAAGAGAAGCGGTCTCTCAGCAAGGCGCACAGCCGGAAGAAGAGGCTACTGAACCACAATAAAACAAATGACCGAAACTCACATCATCAACGATAAAACGGAGAGCGAGCGCATTACACTAGAACAAGAAGCTGCTGCAATCCAAGAAAAAGAAGTCCAAACAGAAGACCGCCCTTCTTGGCTTCCTGAAAAATTTAAGTCTGCTGAAGACTTAGCAAACGCTTACAATAACCTTGAAAGCAAGCTAGGCTCAAACACCCAAGAAGAGCAAGAAGACCTACCTCCTACAGAAAACAGCACAGAAGAGGTTGATTCTCAGACATCAGCAATCATGTCTGCTTCTGAGGAGTTTTCAGCAAACGGCCAGCTTAGCGACGAGACCTACTCAAATCTGGAGAAGAGCGGACTTAGTCGTCAGTTGGTTGACTCTTACATTGCAGGACAGGAGGCTTTGATTGCTTCAGGTGAAGCGGAACTCCTTAGCCAAGTGGGAGGACGAGAGGCTTACGAAGATATGGCTAACTGGGCCTCTGAGAACCTAAGTGAAAACCAACTTAACGCATACAACAGCGCTTTAGAAGGCACTGACGAGCAAGCTTCACTAGCTCTAGATTGGTTGTCTTCTAAGTATCAACAAGCCAACGGAAGCTCATCTTCACTTATTCAAGGTGAAACTAAAGGGTCTGGTGTTTCTGTTTTCGAAAGCAGAGCTCAAGTCATGGCTGCTATGTCTGAAAGAGACGCTACAGGGCGTAAACGCTATGAGACTGACCCGGCTTACCGGAAAGAAGTCGAAAGGCGGCTTGCAATTTCAAACATATAGATAAATGACTGAATTACTAAATTGGATTATTTCAAACAAAGGAGTTCTTATCGAAATCCTCACAGGTGTTGTAAGTGTTGCTAGTATCATTGCTACTCTCGTTCCTAACAACAGCGCTAACAAGTGGGTAGCTAGAGCTAACAAAATCGTGAGTTGGTTGGCTTTAAACGTAGGTAAGGCTAAAAGCAATGGCTAAGGTTTCCTATAAGAAATGATTAAGTTGCTTGTCTCTCTTTTGCTGCACTTTCCTCAGCTTGCTGAAGTATTCTTCAAAGTTCGCGATGAATACACCAAACATCATAAAAACCGTAACCTCTCTGATGCTAACAAGCGCATTGATGAGTGGGTGCGCGGTGAATCAAAAAAGTGAAATTCCTTACTTTATTAAACGCCTTGAAGCGCATTCTTTTTCGGAAGAAGAAAGAGAGACAATCGGAGAAATCCTTAGATACACAGCAGAGCTGGAGTCAAGGTGAGTTGGTTGGTATTTGTGTTGGACACTCTCGCAAAGGTGACAAGGGAGCTGTTAACGTCTACAAGCAAAGCGAGTGGGATTATAACCTTAAGGTAGCCCTAAGCCTAAAGAAAGAGCTTTCTAACCTTGGCATAGACAGCTATGTTTATGGTAAATACGAAGGACGCAGCTATAGGGAAGCTATGAAATACATAGCCAAAACGTTGAAGAAAGACAAAGCTACTCTAGCTCTTGAGCTACACTTTAACGCTTTCAATGGAGAAGCCTTTGGTTGCTCTATGCTATACAATGCAAGCTCTACTGAGAGCCGTAGTTTATCTAAGGAGATTCAGTTCTCTGTATTAAAAACTTTCAAAACACTAAATAGAGGAGCAAGAGGTCTAAAAAGAAAAGACCGTGGTTGGTTGTTCGTCAACAACCCTTCCATTCCTACTGTTTTATGTGAACCATTTTTTGGGGACAACAAGAAAGACTGCAAGTTGTTCTCAGACACCCAAGGCTTAGCTAAGAGCTATGCTGAAGGAATCAAACAATTTCTAGTTGGAAAAGCTAACAAGTAACCGAAGTGCCCGAAAGGATAACACTAACGAGTGAAAGGAGTTAAGACTGACGAAGAACCTAAACAAAAACCTAAAAATTAAACTATTATGGCTAATGGACAAATCGCTCCGTCACGCTTAGGCCAATCAGGTCTGACTGGCGATGCAAACGCTTTGTTTCTCAAAGTGTTCTCAAACGAAGTTCTTACAACGTTCGAAGAAACAAACGTTATGAAGGACTTGCATACTGTTCGGACTATTTCGAGCGGTAAGTCGGCGCAGTTCCCAACGATGGGTAAAGCTACTGCTAAGTATCACACTCCCGGTGATGACATCTTTGAAAAAGGAGTCACTTCTGGACCTGATGGGTCTGAGTATGGTTCAAACATCGAGCACAAAGAGCGCATCATCACCATTGACGATGTTCTCATTGCAGCGACCTCAATCGCTAATATCGATGAACTAAAAAACCATTACGATGTAAGGTCTGCCTATAGTACCGAATTGGGACGTGCGCTTTCTAAGCGTTTCGACCTCGCTACTATGCGCACTTTTGTAGCTGCTTCTCAAGTGGACAATTCAACCCGCGCTAACCCAAGTGCTGATAACGGTATTGTCATTGACCTCGGTGCCACCACCGGAGCACCTACTGACCTAAGCAGCGCTGCTAACCTCATTCAGACCTTCCGTCTTATTGCACAGAAGCTGGACGAGCAAGACATCCCGGCTGAGGACCGCTTTGCTGTTCTTACCCCTGAGCTTTACTACTTGCTCGCAGGTAGCGATAGCGCTGCGATTAACCGAGACTTCGGTGGCGCAGGCAGCATCGCAAGTGGAAACATCTTGCAGCTTGTTGGGCTTAAGATTTATAGCTCCACTCACCTTAATGACATTGCTATTACGAGTGTCGCTGGGGATGATGCGAATGCTAACAACAACCCGTTCGATGACGCTGACGGCGGTACTGCTGCCAAAGGTTACCTTGACGCTGGTCTTAACACCCTTAAGTTCATTGCTGGTCACAAGTCAGCTATCGGAACCGTTAAGCTCATGGACCTTGCTGTTGAGTCTGAATACTCAATGTCTAAGCAGTCTACCCTGATGCTTGCTAAGTATGCAATGGGTCACGGCATTCTTCGACCAGAAGCTGCTGTGAGTGTC